CTTGTAGGTTGCCCGCAAACAACCAATAGACGCGTTAATGATGACGAGATAAAAGACATCATCTTGTGTGATGCACTCGAAGCCCGCCACAAAATACAGCAACTGCTTGTAGATTTTTCAGAGTACATAGAGCCAAACGTGTTGTGACCATATGCAACTTTTTGCATATATGCAACTTTTTGCATACAACAATTCCACTGCGCGTGACTATATGCAACTTTTTGCATACAACAATTCCACATATTGTTGTATCCCCGCAAGTTGTTGACAGTACGTGACTTACAAGCGCACTCAAAGCCTGCGTTCCGACGCCATATTTACGCCATAAGTCATTGACCCGCATGGAGATACAGCGATAACTAGCGCGTATTTCATCCCAAGGTCCGCCCGATCTGTCACAGCGCTAGATAGACCGGATTGTTGCCCGCGCTAAGTGGTTGCCAGATATAGACTTGAGGCTCCGTTTTGGCCGAGAGACCCGCCCCGGCCTATACCCTGACGGGGCACCAACTAACACACGTTGCCTAGCAACTCGGGCACACTCCCTATACCAATTTCTGGAGAGCCTATGTTACTCGGTATACACAAAATACGTTGTTCCGTGGAGTTCTAATGGCAAACGGCCTCCGACCGGGATACGGTCGCAAGTTCCTGATTACCCATCTCCGGCAGCTTATCAAGGAAAAAGGAGTGTCAGCCCGACTACGGCTCGGGGCGATTGAGATGCTAGCCGAGATTCAGGGCTTTCGTTCGAAGTCCGGGAAACCCTCTGAGCCTGTCCCGGACAGTCCCGGAACTGCCGAGACTGGTCCTGACGTGTCCCACCTGTTGGACAAGTTGGACTAATTACTAAAGTAACTCCTCCACAAGGACGAGACCATTGAAATTCAATTTGACCATTATTCGCCCGCAGGGGTTTAAGCATTCCTCGGGCTTCCACGAAGTAGCCGACAGTCTGGCTTGGGCGTTGTCCGCTCTGGGACATGAAGCCAACGTCCTTCCTAACTGGATTGACACCAACGAGGATTGTACAAATATCGTCTTCGGCTCCGAACTGCTGGCTCCGACCGTCCGGCTACCCCGGAACTGCATTATCTACAATCTGGAACAGCCGACACACCCGAACATGGCCAAGGTCCGAGAACTTGCCAAGGGACTCCGGGTCTGGGATTACAACCTGACGAACGTCAAGCAATGGCAAACTGACGGGTATAACGTCAAGCATGTTCCTGTCGGGTATACCCCGAACCTGACCAGAATTCCCAAGGCCGAGAATCAGGACATTGATGTCTTGTTCTTCGGCTGGATGACTCCCCGGCGTCAGAAGGTTATTGACGATCTCCGGGCAGCCGGTCTCAAGGTAGTAGCCGTGGACGGCTGTTACGGCGGGGGCCGGGATAACCTGATCGCCCGTGCCAAGATCGTCCTGAACGTCCATCACGACGGGCGGGAACTCTTCGAGATTGTCCGCGTGTCGTACTTGCTGGCGAACTCAAAGTGCGTTCTTTCTGAACTCAGCCCGAACCGGGAAGAGTATCAGGATATTGAAATGGGTTTCCCCGAGTTCATGGGCGATCCCACGAAACTCGTTTTAGGGCTGCTGTCCGACGAAAAAACCCGCCAAGGGTACGAAACCGCCGGATTTGATGCGATCAGGAAAAAAGACTACGTAGAAAGCGTCCGGGCGGCTTTGGTTGACAGCCTGTCTCCCCAAGAGCGCGTTGCCTTCCGGTACAAGGCGGGCTGTGACGACGGGGATATGAAAGACTTCCTGCCTTGGATCAAGGAACACGCCAAAGGCACGGTTCTGGAGATTGGAGTCCGGAACGGGGCTTCGACCAGCGCGTTCCTGTCCGGAGTGGAAGAAAACGGCGGCGTTGTTCTTTCGGTCGATCTTGCCGACTGTTCTTCTATTTTTGCCGGTCACCCGCAGTGGAAGTTCATCCAATCCGACAGTCAGAATCCCAAGTTGCATGTCCCCGAGATTGACGTGCTGCTTATTGACGGGGATCACACGCGGGAAGGCTATAAGAAAGACCTTGAGAAGTTCTATCCGTTGGTAAAACCCGGCGGAATAATCCTGTCTCACGATGTTGACCCCCTTCCGGGAAACACCTACGAAGACAATCCCGAAACGGTAACTAGCGTTTGCACAGTGTTCGGAGAACAGTTTGCCGTTCAGGAACAGCGTCCATCTGTCGGCATCCGGGAAGAATATTTCAGATTCGCCGAAGAACACGAACTAGAGCACCTTGAACTTCCCGGCAAACATGGCATGGGGGTCCTGTTCAAGAAGTGAAGATACTGTATATAAGCGGCGGGGGTGGGGTTGATTACCAGTGCGACGTTCTCTTTCACGGCCTCCGGAATCTTCTGGGTCCTGACGTAGTGGATGTCGGGAAACTCTCCCATCTCTACAAAGGCGCAAGCCGCGAAGGTCTTTACGGTCTGGGATTCACAATCTGCGGACTGCTGGACGATATTGCCGTTGACCGGACGGATATCGCGGCCAAGATAAAGGCCCGGTACTTCGATCTGGTGATTTTCGGTTCTGTTCATCGTTGCCGGGATTATTTCGATGACGTGCTGGCAGCGTACCCCGCATCGCAAATCGTTTTCATTGACGGAGAGGATCAGCCGCTTTACCTGCTTGATCTTCCGCCATACGGACACTACTTCAAGCGCGAAATCTATGTTCCACAGGAACGCCGGTTGCTTCCGATTTCATTCGCGATCCCGGAAGAGAAAATAGCAAAGCATAGCGTCAAGACCCGGCTCATGGCCTCCAGCGATCCAATGAGCACGGTTTACAAGTTCAAGGACGAAGCGTCGTATTACGCGGATTATCAGTCCGCGCTGTTTGGTAAGACCACTAAGAAAGCCGGGTGGGACTGCCTTCGGCATTACGAGATTATGGCGAACGGTTGCTGTCCATATTTTCAGAACCTCGAACACTGCCCGGACTTGATTATGACCAAATTCCCGAAAGCGGAATTGATGGTTGCAAAAACAGTTCTTGAATACAAAGGATTCAGTTTCTTCGAGACCGAAGCGGGCTTCGATCTTTGGCGTCGTTTGATGGAAAGAATTCATGCGACCCTTCAGCAATACTTGACTACTACCGCTCTAGCGAAATATGTCCTTGACGCGGCGAAAGGATAAGCAATGCCTGCAAATGTAATGTCCACGGGGCGGGGAAAATCTACGCCCTTTCAGCCTCACAGTCTGGCGCAAGCCGGAGATGTTATTACAAACGCCAATGACGGCGGATGGCATGTCGTGATTAAAGACCACATCACGGGTGAAAAACCTCCGGCGATTGGCGAATCAAACGATTTGTATCATTTCACTGTTGGTCCCTCCACCGCTGGCAAGATGTAGTTTTTCTCATTCCTCCGATTGGACGAATTCATGCTTCCTGAATCAAGCATTCCTAAAGTGGATGCAAAAGACGTTAATGTTCTTGTGGCTCTCCCCTGTTACGGCGGGGTCACCCATGTTTCGCACAACGGTTCTATGCGGGCGCTCGAAAAGACGTTCTCTGCCGCTGGTATCCGGTATCAGATTTCGGAAACTGTCAGCGAGTCCCTGATTCCCCGAGCACGAAACGCATTCGCTAACATGGTTCTGTTCGACAAAGACCCGGCGGGGAATGACTATACGCATCTGTTGTTCTTGGACGTGGACATAGGCTTTGATCCTATCAACATCGTTCAGATGATTGGTTGGGACAAAGATATTGTCGGGCTTCCGTATCCGTGCAAGGCGATCAATTGGGAGTGGGTTTCTCAGGCGGTTCGCAAGGGCATCACTGATCCCAACGCTTTATCGAGAATGGGCAGCCGTCCTATCATCAACACCAATGGAACAGAAATCCAGTTCAATTGCAGCGAGCCGGTTCAGTTCCCGCAACTAGGAACCGGGTTGATGCTGGTTAAGCGCCACGTTCTCCAGAAGTTCTCGGAAGACCCCGAGCGCAACTATAAATTAATGGTTAACGAGAAAACGCGGCCTGACCGGGACTATGCTGTAGATTTCTTCCGTATCGGGGTAAATCCCAAGACCCGGTACTACGATTCCGAAGACTACCGTTTCTGTCTTGATGCCCGAGAAATGGGATTCGAGACTTGGTTGCTTCCTTGGGCTGTGAGCACTCACACCGGCCCGCACACATTCACGATTGATATGGTTGCCCAAGCTGTTCACGGCATCCCGGACTTATCCAGTAAAACCGGATTCGCTCCCGCAACAATCTAAGTTTTCGCCCGCAGTCGCGGCCCATACCTCGAACCAAACCAACTACCTAGGTGATTTACCATGCTCATTGTATCTCAGGGAACTCCGCTTCCCAACACGATCATAGGCTCGGCTACTACGGCTCAGAGTTTTTCTTCTCAGCTAAACCTGCCGGGTTCCAGCCGTCTTAGCGGGCAGCCTTTCACGATCCGCGCAGCCGGAAACATTACGCCGAATACTTCTTCGACTACACAGTTGACCGTGTATGCGAATTATCCGGCAGGTCAGTACCCCTTTGCCAACATCACGAACGCGGTCGGTAACACGACCGGCGGCGCGAACGTTGCTCTTTACAACGCGAACAACAACTTCGTTCTTGGTCAGTATGTGAACGTGACGAACGTTTCGTCTGGCCTGAACGGTCTCGTTGGTCCGCTTATCGTCGCCAACGCCACGGCTTTTGCCGGTCAGGTTGCTGGCGCGAACGTCGCTAACGCGGCTGCGATCACGTTGACGAACGCTGCTGGCGCTGCTGTCCCCGGACAGCCTTTCTATACCGGCGTGGCTTCTCCCGCACTTAACGTGCTTGGAGTTCAGCCCTTTATGGCAGAGATTCGCTGTATCGGCGATTCTACGGCCAACGTTATGACTGCGTTTGGTACGGATCAGGTTATCAACATCAACATCACGAACAACGGCCCGAATTTCTTCCAAGCCGTGACTTCGACTGGTTTGATTAACCCTGTTCCGGGCGTCAATTTCAAGGCGGAACCCCCGTTGTACTTCACGGTTGCCGAGACCTTCGGTTCCGGCAGTGCGGGTAATACCGCGACCCTGAAGGCTTTCTACCTCGAAAGCTAGCCCGCTGTAGACGAGCGAAGGGCGGATAACCGTCTGCCCTTCCTTCTTCTCATTTCTGTCCTTAAAGGTCATTTCATGCCCCTCGAAAAACATTTTGCAGAATATTCCTCCGCTTCGTACGCGGCAATTCCGGCGGGAACGTCGGCAACAACTATCGCGGGCGTGACCGGACAGACGATCCGAGTCTTGTACATCTTCTTTACCGCAACAGTTGCCGGGACAGTTTCATTCGGGCACGGCTCCGGGCCTACTGCCTATTCCGGAACGATGACTGTTGCCACGGGCGCTCCGGGATACAAGTTCGATTTTCACGATAATCCGCTGATTACCGGCTCTGGCGAGGCGTTTGTCGTTACTCCGGCCTCTAGCGCGAATATTGCGGGATTCATCGAATACGTTCAGGGCCAAGACTAATGGCTCAAAGCTACTCCGGCCCTCGCAGTTGTTACCAGAACATAAATGCAACGGGGCAAGTGTCGGTTACATCGTCCGGAACGCAAATCATTGCCGCGAACGCCAACCGAGGCGGGATTCTGATCTATAACACGGATTCCACGAACGCTGTGTTTATAGGCGGGGCGAACGTCACGGCGTCCAACGGTCACGAATTGCCCGCTGGACAAGCTATCAGTTTGCCGTATCAAGGCTCCCTATATGGCATTGTCGCCTCGGCATCTGTAACCGTCTCCTATATCGAACTCCAATAAATGAGCGTCCCTTTCATTCAATTCGGCGGCGGAAAGTCTTCCAGCGGAACCGTAACCAGCGTTACATTCACCGGAGACGGGACGGTTCTTAGCAGCACTCCGAGTTCCGCCGTAACCACAAGCGGAACATTGACTGCTGCTTTGGCATCTGCCAATGCGAATACCGTTCTTGGGAATGCTACAGGTTCCTCGGCGGCCCCGACATATACCGGAGCGCCTGTTGTTACAAGTCTTACTTGCACTGATACATCGAACAACAACGATCTTGTTATTCAGAACACGACTACCGGAACCGTAAGCACTACAAACGCTTCTCCTTTAGCAGAGTTGGCAGCTAACTATTGGACTGGAGCGGCTTCTGCCTCCGATACATGGACAATAGGTTCTTCGCTTGCCGCCGGGGCTAACGGCGCTAGCACTTTAGCGTTTACGCACGCCGGTTCAACCGGGACCGCTAAAGTGCAAATACCCGCAGGATCGGCGGGTCACAATTCTTTGGTGTTTGGTTCTAACTCGACCGGGTTCTATGGAGGGGCATCACTTGTAGGTATAGATATCAGCAGTACTAGCGGAGCAGCGCTTGTTCTAAATGCGGGATCAACCACTATCTATGAAGTGATAAACTCTACCGGCACTACTGGATTTGTTGTCTTTAACAACAGGGTGTCTGGAGAAGGCACTCACATATCAGGCAGTATAACTACCACCGCTACTCCCGCTGTTTTGGTCTCAAACAACGCCGCTGGCAATGGGAACTTCACGGGCACGTCAGGAACGCAAACAGGATTAAGCATAGGGCAAGGAAGCACTACTCCTAGCCTCATTTTTGCTCCTACTTCCGGGTCAGCCGCTTTTGTTGCCTGCAATATCAATCCGCAGATCAATCAAACCAGCACTTCGTCCGGAAATTACACGGCCCTTCAAGTTGCTGTAGTTGAAACCTCGCTAAAAGGGTCCAGTAATCTTCTTATCAACGCTCTCGCTGGTACTTCAGGCGCGACTTCCAAGTTCAGCGTCGATAACTCGGGGAATCTTGTCGCTGCTGGCGGAATCGCGCTGGACGGGAATACCGCCGAAGGCGCGGGAACAATTAACGCCAACACATACTATGCTGCTGGAACTATCGGCCTTACAGAAACCGGAACAGCCCTAACATCAATAACAACTGTGGGGGGCTTGGTGACGGCTACATCCGACGTATCGGATGAACGGTTAAAAGAAGGAAAACGTTACCAAGGCGGTCTGACGGAAGTTTTGAAGATCAGTCCAATGAAGTTTCGTTGGAATGAAGAAGGACAGAAGGAAACAGGACTTACTCATGGGCGAGATAATGTTGGCTTCTACGCTCAGAACATTCAGAAAGCCATTCCTGAAGCCGTATGGGAAGGCAAAACCGGATATCTTGCTTTTGACGACCGCCCCGTAGTTGCTGCGTTGGTCAACGCCGTAAAAGAACTGAACGCTCGAATAGCGTACCTAGAAGCATCCCCCGCCGGTCTGCTCAAACGTTTTTGGAGAAATCTATGGTCTATGTTTATTCGGCCCTAATCGGCATTGCGTGTTTCTGTGGGGGATATTGGCTGCATTATCTCCAGTCTCAAGTATTCCTAGCGCAAGAACTTCAGAAGGCAAAAGACGAGTACAAACAGTTTCGAGAGTTGTTCCTCCGCGAAGCCAAGAACGCGCATGAACTGTTGAAATCCGCCGAAGAGAAAATGCCCGTCGCCGTTCGAGCAGATGAGGCGGCTTTGCGCCATGAAGTCTCCCGCGCTCTAGCAACTCTCAACAAGTATTTCTAAGGATCGTTGATGCAGGATACGACTAATACCGCGTTCCAGCCCTACCTTGAGCCCGTCTATCCCTCGGTAGCGGGCTTGTACGTTTATATCGGGGCGGGGTCAGTTGCTTCGATAGGGCCAACCGTGTCGTTGCCCGTAACCAGACTCGCGCTTCCTCCCAACGCGATTACCTACATTTTCATCAATCTGGCAACCAACACTATTCAGACGAATACCAGCGGATTCAGTGGAAATGTTTACCCAATAGCCATCGCATCCACGAATTCCTTGTTCGTAAGCAATCTAACAGACGCTCGCCCGGATGTATTTGAAACAGTGACGGGCGGGGGCGGCGGAGGATCAGTAACTTCTGTCGGAACGTCCGGGCTGGCTAGTGGCGGCCCGATTACTACGGTCGGAACAGTCAACGTTGCCGGTTCCGGAGGCACGAATACTGCCGCAACAGCGGCGGCGAATCTTGGGGCTGCTCCTAGTGGTGATGTTCTCACTTCGGACGGATCGGGCAATGTTCAGGATTCAGGAACCGCGCTTTCGAGTCTCGCTCCGAAAGCCAATCCGACATTTACCGGAACAGTCACTGCGTCAACGCTGGCCGCAACCACCATAGACGGAGCGGCTCTGAGCGGCACATTTACCGGCAGCCCCACTCTAAGCGGCAATCCCGCGTTCACGGGCAACCCAACGTTCAGTAATCCTCTGCCGAGCGGCATAGCCGGTGTTACTCCGGCTGTAACCGACCGAAGCACGAAACTGGCCACAACTGCCGCTATCTATAACGCGATGGCACAGATTGACGCCACGCAATATGGTTGTACGGGCAATGGGCACTTCATGTTTCAAGCGGGCGGGAGCAACCCCGCTGGTCCGCTCATCTACTTCCTGACTCTTTCGCAAGTCGCAGTATCAGGGAGTACCACGACTTACACGGGAACCATTGTTCCGAACTCCGCTATTAGTCACATTGTTGAGACGGCTGGCAATCAAGTTACTCTGACCGTCGCTTCCGGCAACTGGCAGCCCGGTCAAGTAGTTCAGTTGTCGGGTCTTACTACCGGCACTTGGTTGAACGGCCAGAACGTCACGTTGTTGCCCGGAACTATTTCCACGGCGCTCCTATTCACCGACCCGACTAGTCACGGTGTTCAGGCTTCCCACTCTGAGACCGGAACGGCGCTAATCAACTTCACTGGTTATCTATTCACTGTTGCGGGTTTCACCAATTCAGTGAATAACGTTCAGATCACCGTCACGTCGAACACGACAACTACTCTAGTTTGCACGACCGCGAGCCAAACAAACGAAACTCATGCGGCCACTGCTGGCGGCAATACGATTGATTGTTACGGCGCGTTGTTCAGCAGTGTTCCCAACGCCACAGTCGGTCAGTTGGTTTTCGCAACCAATCTGACTATTCAAGGCTTTACTAAGAACTCAGTTGTCACGCTGCCGCAAGGAACTATCACTGCTATCAACAGTGATACTCAGATTGTTGTTTCCTCAACTCCGACCGCCACTAACATCGGCGGAGTTCTAGTGTGGGGGGACGACGAATCTACCGCACTATCCAATGCGTGGGCGGCGGTCACGGCATCCCCGAGCGGGGGCAACCTCAAATTGCCCGAGGCCAATCCACAAGGCAACGGCCCCGCTGTAATTCTTGTTCAATCCCCGCAATTGAACGCTACGGGCCTAAACAACGTAGGTACCGGCGGGGTCCGGGCGGGTTGGGGAGTTTATGGCGGGGGCATTGACGCTACATTCATCGTCCCGACTCCGGGTTTCTCTTTCGGCGCGTCAACCGTTGGTTTCCTGAACGTGGAAGACGGTTTATACGCCCACGACTTTGCTATCAGCGGAATGGGCAACGGTCAGCCCGGTTCAGGACTGACTGCCAAGTCAGCAGTGTTCTTTCAGTGCGCCAACAATATGAACGTCCGCAACCTTTCTCTAACTTCTTGGGGAAATGGTGGAGCTAATTACATCGGAACGGGTATGACGGTTCAGAGCGCGGGGAATGCCTACTTTCTGAACATCGACTGCGATATGTTTGGGCACACTAACTGTCAGGTATCGTCTGCGAACATCTGCGTCTTCGATCACTGCACGTTCTGGGATTGCTCACTTTACAACTTCTACATTTCAAGCAACAGTGTCGCTACACCTATCGTCACCAATCAGTGCGAGTTTGGAAATGCTGGAACTACCTGCGTAGCAGTTGTCGGCTCTAGCGTGTGGAGAGACTTCGGCAGCGTTATCAGTCTGCCCAACGAATCCAATGGAAACATCATCACCATTGGTTTCGATTCGTCTGGCAGCAAAGTGGGCACTGCCTATCTTATCGGCACGACTATCGACTCGGAAGATTCCAACCACGTTCTCTACATCGACAACTCCAACTGCTCGGTCACAGCCATTGGCTGCCTTATCAAGGACGAGTCTTCACAGGTTGCCGTGCTCAATAACGGAACCTTCGTTGACATTGGCAACATCATTCAATCTTCTGGGACTATCTACAGTGGAACCGGAACCCGAGTCCGATATACGGGGACAGTTGTTACAACCGATCTAACCGCGCAAACTGCTGCTATTTCTACCACTACTCTTTATTCTGTCCCCGCTTTGAGCGCGGGTCAGTACCGAGTGGGCTGGAACGCCAAAATAACGACTGTGGCTAGTACGGGAGCAACAACTTCGACGCTCGGGGCGCTGACAATCGTATACACCGATCCTGATAGCACGGTACAGACCATCACTGCGGCGGCTCAATCCGCAGCGGGCGCGATAGAAACCAGCGATACCGGGAACCTAACAACCACCGTATTGCTCGGAGTACCGATGGTACTTAACTGCAAGGCGGGAACCAATATTACTTACGCGATGGCCTATGCTAGCAATACCGCCGCGCAAATGGCTTACAACCTTCATTTGCGCGTGGAGCCGATGTAATGGCAACCATTGACAATATTCAAGGCGGACTTTTTCAGGATGCCGGGGGAAATGCTCTCAACGGCGGGAGCATCACGTTCCAACTGTCCGCCCCGGCCCAAACAATCAACGACGGCCAAGCTGTTCAGAATGTTCCTATCACGTTCACCCTGAATTCTTCCGGCAGCGTTCCTAACGGCTCCGCGCTGTACGGCAATGACCAATTAACCCCTTTAGGGACGGTCTACGTCGTAAGAATTTACAACGCCTCTGGCGCTCTCGTTCGTGGTCCTGAAAATTGGGTCGTCTCCGGGACATCTCCAATTGATATCGGCGGAATCGCGGCATCAACTCCGACTATCAGCTATCCCGCGTTAGTACCCGGCGAAGTCGCGAAGGTCGCTCTTTCTGCTCAAACGGCGGCCATCGGCTCAACTCCGCTGTATACAGTAGTAAACGGTCCGCGAATCCGTGTTTCTTTTGAGGCCAAAGTTACGACGGCAGCTACTTCTTCGACTCTTGGCCCGTTCACTCTGTTTTATACAGCGCTTGACGGGACATCCGTTACATTGCCCGTGCCTTGGTACGATCTTGCGCTTGGCCACGTAAACGGCGGCATGTCTGCGCTCACTACGAACAGCTTGACAACCGGCATGATAGGAATTCCGGCTTTGTTGAATTGCACCGTTGGAACGGCAATTTCTTATTCGTTCGGATATGGTTCGACTCCTGCCGCCGGTATGGGGTACGAGCTAGTGATTACTGCGGAACAGATGTAAGGAGATTTATGTCAGCAAAAGAAAAACCAGAAGCGAAGGAATACGGCTTGGCCGCATCTGCTCTCGCTCATCCTCACCCGGCGGGAAAGAAACCGCCTACTACAAAACCTCAGCCCGAGGCGCACGTCAAGAAACTGCATTCGGGCGGGTTTCTCGTAACCAAACATTTTGGAGACGGCAAACCTAGCACGGATCACGGAGCTAAAAACCTTGCCGAAGTCAGTTCCCATCTTGAAGACCACATGGGAACTCCGAACGAGGGAGAAGGCGAACCTACTGGCGGAGCAGACGCCGGAGAACAGTGCCCAAACTGCTCGGACAAAGATTGTCCGGGTTGCGGAGGTAAGTAATGGCCGACCATAGTCCACAAGAGAAGCAACATTTCCATCGCGCTATGGCAAAGCTCCATGCAGGCGCTTTACACGAGCACTTCGGAATTGCGAAGGATCAGCCGATTCCGATGGAGAAGAAAGAAGAGGCCGCTCATTCGGATAATCCCCACGTTGCGGCTATGGGGCGGCTAGCGGTTGCAATGCACGGATGGGGCAAATAGCTGTACGTTTTCCGTACAACCCGATGAAATTCTCCGACTTTACGTCCGACCAAATACAAAAGCTCAAGTTCAAATGCCAAACTGATCTTTACTTCTTAGGGAAAGAGATTCTGGGCAAGGACTTCGTGCCCAACACCCACAAGGCCATGTGTGAGTTTTACGTGGTCAAGAACCCCAAGGTCAGGTTCAAAGAGTTCGCGCAACAGTTTGCCGGATCGCACGACCGAATTCAACTAGTTCCGAGAGAGACGTACAAATCGTCAATCAAGGTTCTGGATAACGTTCAGTGGCTTATTAATTATCCGGAAATCCGGATTTTGTCCACTACAGCGACTAAAGACCTTGCATCGGCCTTCATTGACGAGTTTACGGCTTACTTTACCGTTCGCGGTATCGGAGTCGAACGAAATCCGGAAAACGGGCTGGTAGAAGGCGGAAGCCCGACGCTGTTTCAGCAGTTATTTCCCGAGCATTGCATAACCGAAACAGAAGCTACGACCGGCGAGTTCATAACGCCCGCCCGCCGATTGTTGCCCGCGAATCTGATCTTCAAAGAGCCAACCGCCGGTACTTTGTCAATGGAAGGCACGTCGTCCGGCTGGCACTGCGACATTCTGGATTTTGACGATCCTGTTTCTGATCGGAACGCCGAGACCGGAAATCAGTTAGAAAAGCTGAACGACCGTCTGGCCATGATTGATGAACTTCGTATGAATTACGGGTTCCGTCACACGGTAGCGACCCGATATCACCCGCTGGACCCTTACGGATTGCTGGCCGAGTCTCACGGCATAAAAGAACTTTATGGCGACTGTGAGAACGACGATCTTAAATATATGTGCCGCCCCTGCCTGTGGCTGAAAGGCCAGCCATACAAGCAGCCGGACTACAAATTAGGGTTCCCGAAAGAAGAAGATGTTGAACTGTTCTTTCCTGAAGGTTCGCCGTACAAAGCCCTTCGCAAGAAGTTCAAGAATCCGAAGACTTTCTACTCGCAGCAGCTAAATGCTCCACAGGACGCGGCTGAATTGCCGTTTACGGAAGACCTGATTCGCTCCTGCATCGTGGATCACACGGCCTTACCCAAGACGGGAATTTCGTTCGTTGCTTGGGATCATGCTTGGAGCACTAAGAATGCCGCCGATTTCTCTGTCGGGTCGGTTGGGCTGCTTGATTCTCAACGCCGTTGGTGGATCACAGACCTAGTTGTTGGCCGCTTCAATTTTTCCGAAAAGTGCTATCAGGTAGTCAACGTCGTTCGAGTTCATAAGCCCAAACGGACCTGTATTGAGGACTCGCAGGGAGCGCAGGAAGCTATGCGGGAAACTCTGGATCGGATGGCTAAAGAAAACAACGTTCATCTGGACATTGATTGGATATCACTTGGCCGGGGAACCGAAGACGCAAAGCTGATCCGCATGAATACCCTGCATCCGTGGATGAGCGAAAAGAGAATGTTTTTCCTCAATACGATTGCAGACATAGACGAGCTAGTTAAACAGTTCAAGAATATCGGCAACCGCAGAGCCAAAAACGACATTCCAGACGCGATTGCCCGGATGGTAGAGCAGTATTCCTCCGCCGACACTGGCAAAACGAGTATCGCGGAAGACAACGCCCGTCGCTGGCAGGAATTAACAGAGAACGAGTTTCATAACCTGATCTTTCGCCGGGGGAAATACGCTCCGGGCACAGATTGGGACAATAAATGGGCACAACCGGAACCTGAAATTGAGCGTCCCGACCCCTATCGAGACCCCATGACCGGATTACCTTCGCCCTATCCCCTCTAAGTAGGTTTGAATGGCACTTATCGAATCACAAGCCGTCACCGGCGAAGAAGTCACTATTGCCAATGCCCCATCTCCTGAAGAGATTGAGGAAGCGGCTGCGCTTGAACTCGTAAAGAATGATGCACAATCGGCGCAAAGTTGGATCGAAAGCAATCAATGGAACGAAAACTGGCGTCAGATTGACATTCTGTACGATTCGCCCAAGGTTTTCTCGGTCTGGGAGAACACCGTTACCCAGAAGCCCGCAGTCAATCGCTATATTCTTGCCCAACACGTCAACAGTATTCATCCGCAGTTCATAGAAGGGCTGTTCTACAACGATGACTGCTTTATCGCCGAACCTAGACCGGGTACAGACGCCGAAACCGTTCGCGCTCGCTCTGCTGTTGTGAAAACAGAGCTAGATGAGATGGAATTTCAGACCGAAGTTAGCCTTGGCCTGTTCCAGACCGTGCTTCACGGAACCGGAATTTACAAATGGGGCATGAAGTGGGTTACGGAAGAGTATTCGGAGTACGAACGTTCCGCCGAGCCTCTTACTGCCAACGACGCTCTTGGCAACCCCATTTCGGTAGATACGACGGAATCGTTTACTTTTAAAGAAATCCGAAAGAAGAAGACGATCCTCAAGCCCTTCTTCGAGAACCGAGAGATTCGCAATGTCCTAGTTGACCCCAAGCTGAAAGTCCCGGATATTCGCAAGGCGAAGTTCGTGATTGATAAATATTACTTGACGCTGGACGAACTTCTGGACTTGAAAAGCAATCCGGACTACAACCTGCCCGACGAAGATACGCTTAAATCGTGGTTCGAGACCCCGAAAGAACAGCCGACACAGCTTGGCAATCTCGATACAACCCCCGGCAGCCCATCAATTGCCGGTCAGGGCGTCCCGGATTGGATGCAGACTACTGACGATCCGTACGAAAACTGCCTTATGGTGCTGGAGCGTTGGGACAACAACAAAGTTATTACGACTCTGAACAACAAGAAGGTTATTCAGAATCGCTCGAACCCCTACGGAGTAATTCCGTTCTTGTCCTCGAATTTCTATAACCGAATTCGATCCTTTTGGGGTCTAGGTGCTGGAAAGATTGTCGGAACAGATCAACGGGTACAGCAAGGGTTAGAGAATGCCGGGCTGGAACTGCTGCAACTGATCCTTGACCCCCCGTTTGCCGTCTCAGACGACGCCAATGTCCCTTCTCAGAACGTTCGGCTCCGCAAAGGCGGAATTGTCAAAGTCAAGGGCAACGTTAGGGACAGTATCGCCCCGCTGGAAATGCCGCGATTGCCGCTCGGAGAACTCTTCGCGTTCCTCCAGAATTCTGAGTCAAAAGCCGAGAGCGCAGACGGCGCAAACGGTCTCTTTACTCAGGGAGCAATGCCCGGACCCGGAACGGCAGGCAAATCTTCCGCTACCCGAAGTTCCGCCGGAGCTAGTGCGGTAGCTGGCGCATCGGCTACAAGAATGCAGGGTCCGATGGACCTGTTTGTCAATCAGGTCTTCATTCCTTGGCTGTACCAGTTGGATGACCTGAATCGCCGGTTCGTTATGACCACGCCGGAAGGCGCGAAGTTCATTAAAGACGTGCTCGAAGACGAGCTTGGGAAAGACTTCAAGTTCAAAGAAGAAGACTATCTGTCGGGACGTGTAACTTTCAACGTTCTCGCTGGCGCTCATCTGGCAACCCGGAAACTCGGCGCGTCATTGATGCCCGTCTTGATGCAAGTTTTCAACAACCCAGAGCTTCAGCAGCAGTTGAACCTGATCAACGAGAAATACGTTGATATAGGGGAATTGCTGTTGATGTTCTTGGAGACAGCGGGTATCAGAAATCGTCATTCGATTATCAGGAACATGACAACGAAGATGAAACAGAATCAACAGGCAACGAATCCCGGAGCGCAGAAGATCGCCGCGCAGCAAGCCGGGAAGCAGCAGGATTTCCAGAACTC